CGGGTCTTGCATCTGTTGTTGTGCTTTTTGCTGTTGAGCTTCTTGTTGGTTCTGCTGCAACAACTGTGTAGACGCTTGAGCGGCCATGACAGCAATTTTGTCTGCCAACTCTGGAGCAACTTGCTTGTTTTGATCTTCTGAAGGCAGTGTTATACCCATCGTCGTCTCAACTTGTTTACGATACTCAAACGCAATATGTTCGTTGATGTGAGCCATAGCTGCTGCCATGATCTGCTGCGCCATCGGATTCATCTGCATCAACTGTTGAATCTTCGGGTCTTGTATCGCCGCCATGTGTACAGCGATGTGTGCCTGATGGTTCTGCTCCATGAACGCCTTGACGGGTTTCATGTTCAACAACGCTTGGTTCTCAGACACAGGGTCCACAGGTATGGCGTCGTCTTCTGTCTTGACCAGCTTGTTCGCGTTCTTCACACCCAAGACCTCAATCATCTGACGGTGTAAGAGAGACAAGTCATACAACTGGGGAGCCTGTTGCGCCAACTGCATCACTGCTTGGTACTGCACAATCTTTTGCGCCATCGTTGCTGCATTGGGGTCACTCACAGGAATGACATCAACTTGCTCGTAGTCTGATTTACGAGCAGCGCGGCTACCTTCAATCGGTTCGTAGTCGTAATCTTCTGGGGTGTAGTCAGCGATGATGACTTTGAGGAGTTTGAACTCCTGCTTCATGGTGTAGTGCATACGAGCCTGCACAGCGCCCATCACTTTAAGAGTACGCTCAAGCAACGCCAATGTTGTACCGACTGGAGCTTGTGCTGACATGTCGGACACGTTCATATCACCTGATGATGCAAACGCTCTGCCTTCTTCTACGATGTTTTGGAACAGCGCGAACAGAACCTGACTTGGCTCTTTGTATGGCAGTGGGAGAATGTTGTCCCTGATTGAACCACTTGGTACGTCTACATCTCGGAACTCTCCGGGCTGGATAGGTGTATCGTCACCCTTGATGCGGAGACCGCGAGACTTGAGGCCACCGGGTAAGTTTGAGAGTGTGCCTGCATCCACGAGCTGACGGATGAGCATCGTCGCGCTCTTCGCGTACCCGCCGATAAGGTGGATAAGACCGTAACCATAGAAGCCAAAACCGGGGATGTATTGGTAGTGGACAAAGTGCTGTCGCTTGAGATGCAATTCGTCATCTTCATACCAATTTCTCCTGATGGCTAAAACAGTCCCAGTCTGCTTCTCAATCGTCACAACATATGGTAGTGCAATACCTGTAGGCTTACCTTTCTTATCAGTATGTTCAAAGCCGGGCAAGTCTAAGTCAACGTGCATCTCAAGTATGCGATACCTATCGTCTTGAGTCGCTGACATCCCATCTTCTTCAGCTTTCTGCTTCTCAATGTCGTCCAACTCATAGCCGGGGTCACCCAGCTCTACATCAGCGTAGAACCCAGCATTCTGCAATCGCAACACTTCATTCTTCGTCTTACGCATCACATGCGTAACCCGCTCTGCTGTCTCTAAACTCGTGGCCCCATACGGCACAACAATGTCTTCAGCGGGAATAAATACTGCGGCTTGACGACCTTTACTTGGGTCGTAATACACCTTCTTGAACGCTGAACCAGCCAAGGGTAAGTTCCACAGCATCTTCTCATGCTCTGGCCGGTACTCGACCATCACTTCAGTGAGCTGATAGTTCATGTCCTCCTGCACGCGCGCGGCTGCATCTTCTGCCTCGGGTGAGTCTTTGCCAATGATCTTCGTCTTCACAGGCCCCATCGCAGGGAACGTCTCCGTTATCCCCTCTGACTGAAACCGCACCACTGACTCTGTGAGCATGGGGTGAAACACGCCACACGCTCCTTGCCAAGGCTCTGTTCTGTCTTCATACTTCAGGCCCAACAACTTCAGACCTTCTACATATGTTTTGATCCAGTCCTTGCGGTCCATCGTGTCTTTATCGAAGTCATCAATCAGATCAGAACTGAGCATGGCCAACTCTTTGTCGTCCATGTACTCGGCAAGATTGGCATCAAACGTATCAGCTGTTTCTTTCTGTGGTTTGAGATCAATCTCTATGTCACCCAGACCAATGTTGACTGACTCAGGATCTTCAATCTCAATCTCGATGTCAGGTGCGCCTTCCGGGATGAGTTCTTCAAGCCCTTGTGGTGCTGCGTATAAGCCTTTACTGATTGCCATTTTGTGTCCTTACACCGTGTAGTACCGCTCTGAGCGGCGACTTTTAAAATACTGAACTTCATCAGGCTCATCGTTTGGTAACCTGATAAAACCCCCTTGACGGAATCGCGCCAGAGCTTGTGTGGTTGAGTCAACCAAGTCATCGTTCGTACCGCTTGGAAAGTCGTTACACTCCTCGATGACTTCTCTGGCCCATCTGCGGTCCGGTGCCCACACCATCCCCGAAGAAAACAAGTCAGAGACAGCATTCACGCGGGCAATCTTATCCTGTCCTTTACCCGGCGTAAACTCCCCAACAGGCACTCCCATGCGCCTAAACTCTTGGTACAGAGCCGCCCCGTTGGACTTCTTCTCCACCACAAACGCGTCTGGCTGCCACTCTTTGTACTCCTCCAGCACCATCTTCTTCAGGTCTGGGAACTCCATGCGTTTCTTGATGGCGTTGAGCAATATGATGTTGTAGTTGTTCGTGTTCTCGTTGTAGAACACACCCCACGTTGTAAGTGCGTTGTAGTCAGCCCGAGTGTTGGCCTCCTGCGCAGCATCCAAGCTCATGATGATGAACTCACATTGGGGTGGTGGGGCATCGTCGTCCCATATCTGCCACCATTCCCTCTTTATCAGCGCACCTTCTTCTGATACGGGGTTCTGCATGTACTGGGCCTGCCAGTACCGGGGGTCCATACCTGCCTTCTTGGACAGCAACTCCTCCAGTGTCCAGAACTCACCCCACAAGGGCTTATCGTTCAGTATGGCCGGGAACTCTACGATCTCCCAATCATCTACGTCCTCTTCTTTGGCCATCTGGCTCACAATCTGACCCGTCAAATCGAGCTTAGACCACCGTGTCATCACAATGATGATTGCACCTCCGGGCATAAGACGCTGCAAAGGGCCAGACTGAAACCACTCCCAAGCAGGCAGAAAAACATCAGGTCGCCCAGTTTTTGCCTCTTGTTCGGAATGAGGATCATCAATGATAAAGAGATCAGCGCCACGACCAGCCAAAGCACCACCAACACCGATTGCAAAGTACTCACCTTGAGCATTTGTCCCCCACCTTGAAGCTGATTTACTGTCAGATTGCAGTTCTACGTCCGAAAAAATGTCTTTATAGTTATCTGAACCCACAAGATTACGAACGCGGCGACCAAAATTAACAGCCAAATCTGCTGTGTGAGACGCCATAATGACCTTCTTATGGGGGAATTTGCCCAAAAACCATGCTGGCGCAAGATAGGAAATGAGTTCAGACTTGCCATGTCGAGGTGCAATATTAACGATGACACGCTTTTTCTTTCCGTTGGCGATGTCTTCAAAGATTTTAGCGAGTCGACGATGATGCGGACCAACTTTATAACCCGGGTATACATAATCTGCGAACTCCAATAGGTTTTCTTTACCCAAATTCTGCACAGATTGGGCATCCCAGACCTTTATAAGCTCAAGAATCTTGCGTTTTTCGTCGTTTGACGCTGTTGGCAACAGGTTTTTCAGGGTTTCTATCTGTTCTCGACTGACTTTCACCGTACAACCTCGACCGCTTGTACGTCAACTGTGCGTTTTTCGAGTTTGGCAAGCGTTTCGAGCAGTTCTTTCTCGACTTCTTCAATAGATTGCTGTTTATGAGTGACTTCAGAACGGCGTTTGAAGGCGTCGACCCCGTCAACTTCCCCTAAAGCACGCAGTGCCGTGAGCCGAATCTTGGCATCGGGGTGATCTGTCTCGGCCACCAGCTTATTCACCACGAATTTCTTCAAATCGGCCAGCTCTTTGACCACCATCGTGTCATGCTGCGCGACCATCCCGGCCAAATATGCAATTGTGGCGTTGGGATACGTGGATAAAGTGGGAACTTGCTTTTGATCGCCCATCATGCTCTGGGCAATCTCGACCGCCTGCTGGCGTTCTTCATCGCTTGGGTCAATCGGTGTGCCTGTCAGGTCTGCTATGAGCTTGACAGTCCTTGCCCGCATATCTAATTCTTCGCGCGGAGACAGCTCGGGCATAGCGTCAGTGGCAGACGCTGGGAGCGGGACATGAGAGTCTATCTCTGGAATCAAATCTTGCATTGGGAGGAAGGTGGCACTCCAAAGTTGACGGAATATACCACGTATTTTGCCGAGGAGGTAGGATTCCTACCCGGGGGGTATTAGGATAAACCCTAATAGACAAGGTGACGAGCAAAAAAAGACCCCCGGGGAGGGGGGTCAAAGGAGAGAGGCAACGAGAACTTTGAGGATTGTATCAGTTATTTGTGTGAGTCATGGTGTAGTGGGCGGGAGGGGGACCCATTTGGGAATCTGGGGGGTAGGGGTCTGCCTGTGCCATGTCCTAGGAAAGTCATAGGCGATACCCGTATATGTCAAGTTTGTGTTATACTAACTCCAATGCGATGCAATAGTGCAAAGCAGAAACGGAGAATGCAAATGGACGGAATGCTCACAATCAAAATGGCAGTAACTCTGCCCACCACAACCCCACGCCGTAAGCGTGTCATGTTGGCTAAGACATGGTGCTCACAGAATGATGCGGAGAAAGTGTTTACTAAGTTTCTCAGCGTGAATGAGCACATCAATCCCACACTATTGCGCGCCGAATGGATAGCACAAGACTTGGTATTCATGGGCGACGAATCTTAATTAACCCGCGGGGCGAAAGCCCCGCATTTCTGGAGAATGCAAAATGTGGACACAATTAAATCTTTTTGACAAACAAACCGAAGTGGAATATGCAATGAGTTTGACATCGGATGAATTACAATCAATCAAACAAAGTAGTGAGTATTCATACGAACTGATTAAAAACTTGCGCCATATTGTGCAAAGATGTGAATCAATAAAAAAAGGCGCAGACTTACGCGCAAGGGCGGAAATAGATGCGTGTTTATCAGGGGTACATAATTTTACGCGTGGATATTCTCGCTAAACACAGGGAGCTTCGGCTCCCTTTTTATTTTCGCCTGCGCTTTTGATACCAGTTATTCGTCGTCGCGCGAGAGCTGGGCGCGTATGGCAAGCGCGTGTTTAAGCGTTCACAGTACGCTGAAACTATATCTAAGAGTTTGTTTGGTATATAATTCAATCACCGCAGACAATTCGGTTTGCGGTGTTTCTTAACTTTTTTGGAGTTTGCAATGAACGCAAAGACAAAAACCGCGATGGCCGTAGATGCCATCATGCCCACATCTGTAAAAGATGCGGCCTACAAATTCGCCCGTGCTGGCGAAACCTCTGCCAGTATCGCCCGATACATCATGGACAATGATGCTTCGTTCCCCGATGAGGTGAGCAAAGAATTGAAAGCCGATTTAAATGCGGGTTTCATGTTGCGTGCTACTGAATTGTGGGGCGACCAATTCTACAAATTGGGCGATGGCGGCACATACATTCCAATGGGTAACTCTATTGAATTGAAAAATGTTGCGCCAGAAAAATCTATCCGTATTGGTTTGTCTTATTGCTTCGCAATGAGTCAGCAAGAGTTTGGTCAATTGAAAAACAAAGACCCGCAATTGCATGGCATTGTGAAACCGATGCGCGATAAATTCAGCAAGTATGCCCACAATAATATCGCGGCTTTGAAATTAGCCGCGCGGTCTTTGCTGAATGATGGTAAGACCAAAGCGCGCACGGGGAATAAAAATTTCGTTGACGCGCTGACTGAAATGTTCGCCACATTCGATAAACGGGTATTGAACGCTGAAGCTAGGTTAGACGCCACAGCATCGCCAATCAATTACCGCATGGCGAAAGATGCGTTCTGGTCTGCCTACAACAAAAAATAATTAGCTAACTGTTTTAGACCCCGCTTCGGCGGGGTTTTTTTTCGCCCTTAAAAATCGCCCCTCCCCCTGATACCAGTTATATGTCGTCGCGCGTGTGCAAGCTCGTGCATGGCAAGCGCCTGTATAGCGTTTCAGGGTAGCGTGAAACATTAAATAGTTGTTATATAATTCTCTTACCGCATGACAATCCTGTTATTCGGTATGTTCTTTAACACTTCTATCGGAGATATGCATATGAATGCAAAGCAAAACTTTGTGGTCAAGTCCTTCAAGGATGCAGCCATTATTTCGGCAACCCTTAGCGAGCGCATGGCAACAGTCGCTCAGTTCATAGTCACTCAATGCCCGAACTTCTTGGACGATGTTCCAAAGGAAGTCAAGGCGGAACTGACCGAAGGTTGGGCGGTTCGTTGGCAGGAACTTAATCCTGCTACTGAATACTCGACCGAATGGGTTCCAAAAAAGGGTGGCGGTTTTGTTGCAACCCTTGCCTTTGCCTTGTCATATAGTCAACAGGCTTTTGGTCAGTTGAAGAATGAAGACCCAGTTAAACATGGCGTCATCAAGGGAGTTCGGGACAAGTTCAATAAATATTGTTCTAACCGAATGAAGGACTTGAAAAAGGCGGTTCGGGACTTGAACCCTGAGACAAGAACTAGAACACAATCCGACAACTTTGCTACCTTCATCGAAAAGACGATGGATAACATCAAAACACGATGTAAGAATGCGGTTGCAAGGGAAGACGCAACAGCCAACGAACTGAAAACAAGAATGGCAATACAAGCCTTCATGGATACTCTGAACAAGTAACCACCAAGCCCAGTCCGAGAAATCGGGCTGGGTTTTTTTTCGCCCAGACCCCCTGATGCCAGTTCTTTGTCTTCGCGCGCGTGTGGGCAAGCGCTTATTTAGCGTTTCACGGTACAGTGAAATTCCAATATTCCAAAAAGCGATTCCAAAATTCCAACGCGATTCCAATTTTCTGGAACAAATTAAAAAACAAAAAATCGTCATGCGTGGCTTTGTTCCAAGATTCCAATTTATCAAATTTATCTGGAACCGACTTTTCCCTTTAAAATCATATAGTTACGCCAATTTATTCCAATATTCCAATATTCCAAAAAGTTTTTGCGCTTCCAGAGAGTTTGACATCGTTCGTCTCTTTCAGCTGGTGCAAAATCACGCAACGCAAAACCCCACACATGTCTCCCAACTTCCC